AAAGCTCGGTGTGTTAAACCCGCCTCACTAGCTAATAGTCTAATCGCTGGCCCACCCTCTTGCTGTGCATCTACTAAGCCCTTCGCCATGCGCTGCAATGAGCTACCGCTACGCTCGGCAGTTAAGCCCATAGAATCTAGTGCCGTACTAAGACCAAGCACGAACTCCGTACTAACTCCGAACTGAGCTAAGTCAGTTGATATTCTAGCAGCTGTTCTTGTTATCTGAGCTTCACTTGTAGCGAAATTATTACCTAGATCAACTAGAGCGTTTGAGATATTAGCAAAAGATACGCCATCACTCTCAGTTAGCTCATTTATACGAGCTAAATCCTTGACCATACCAGTTGTAACCTTACCTGTAACAACCCCAAGAAGCACCATCGACTCCGTAAAATCAGTCAACGCGCCTGTACCTCTGATGCCAAACCTAGCGCCTTGCTCTGCGAACTCAGCAATAATAGCAGTGCTTATGCCCGTCTGTACAGCAAGCTCTCTAAAGGACTGTTCAAGCTCCCCTAGTTGCTCTGTGCCTATGTTGGCTATACGGCCAATAGATATTAATTTATCCTCAAACGCCTGATAAGCGCCCGTAGCTCTATCTATCACACTATTCAAAAAAAGAACACCCTTAATAAATATAGCTAATCCTACTGATGCCTTGACAAATCCCGACTTTAGGACACTTATTGACTCATCAGTCTTCTTTGATTTTTTATCAAGAGTTTTCAAACTGTCTCCAGCCTTCTTTATAGCCCTGACGAAACCCTTACTATCTGGGGCTTTTACACCTAGCTCTAGTTGCCAAGCCATATATCACCTCTTACTGTTATCGTATACTTTTTTATGTTCTCTTAGCATATTGGCTTGTGCCTCGCGCTGCTCCTCGCTTAGATCTCGCTCACCTAAGCCTTCTAACTCTCTCTTTATATCTTCTATAACCTTTGCTGTATGGTCGAACTGAAACAAGTCTTTGTCAGTCTCACTACTACTAGTCATACAGCCTATCTGAAAGTGTTTGCGATGGTCTTGTTTAGGGCCCCAAGGACACCTCTGCCATCTCATATGCCATTCTACTATATCTCTATGCGGCCAACTCCTGATCTCCTCCAGTGACTTCCCCAGTCCAAGCGCTAGGTCAAATCTGAAATCATAGTAAGAATCGTTGACTAGCTCTGCTTTTTTCTAATGGTGAAGTCCTCACCTAATCCCGATAGTTGATGTGCTGGCATCCATAGTTTCATTCTTATCTTAAAGCCCAGTCTTTTAAGGAACTCTACATCACCTTTATTGAATAGCCGATTACCTTCGCTATCCTTATAGCAAACCATAATCAGGGCATAGTCTTTAAGCTCATCATCCTCATGCATATCTATAAGCTCTGCTCTGTCACCGTCAAGCATTGGGTAGCAATTAGCTACCATACCCTCTTCGATCTCATCAAGCTCAACTTCTATACTAAATTCATCAGGAGCCTTAGCCTTCGCCAGCTCTAGTTTCTCTCTAAATGTAAGCTCTGCTTTGACTTGCTCTTTCTTTACTTTCTTTGGTCTAACGTTAGCCATTTACTTCTCCTTTATTTTTATCTTATATCTTATTAACTCAAAAGGCCGTCCAAATTAATGAACGGCCCAGTGTGTTATACTAGCGTAAAAGCAATAGCTTCACCAGTAAGGTAGTTAGCAGTAATCTCTTCTGCCCATGATGTGTATCCAGCCACTGAAACAGTAAGAGCCTTAGAGCCAGCACCGCCAGCACCATCTGCGACTGCCTTGATGAAGTAGCCATCAATATAGAAGTCTGCAACGTCTGTACCACCAAGATCAAACATGATGTCTGGGCCATGAGTGAGCCCAGTAGAACTAATCTTAGCAACGATATCATCAGCTAGGATGTTTGCAGAGGTGTATTCAATCTCCGCAATGGATGTAGATGTAGGTACATTACCAGCAACTACCTTCTGCTCTTTGATCTCAGCATTAACGTTACCGCCAGCAACAATAAAGTCAGACTTCATAGCATCAGCAATATCCATATTAACGTTACTGAGTCCAATATTACCAGCAGGTAGATACATGTAGCCGTTCTCTTCGACCACTCCCTGAGTTGTTGATGTCTTAGCGAAGACTATATAAATTTCTCGCTCCTGTGCAACTCCCTCAGTAGTCATTAGATTGACCAGAGATTTAAGTCTCGCATCAAAGTAGAACTGACCATTAACCTCAAGTGGGTCGGCTAGTTCATCAGCCTTAGAAGCTCTAAAGTTAACGGTTTGTGCGTGCGTTATATCAAGCGTGCTACGCGTGAAACTTACGGCTGCTGGCAACCATCCCGCTTCAAATTGTTGCCCGTCGATGACTAAAGCTGAACCTAATCCCTGCTTTGCCCCGCCTGTAATGTTATTCTGTGCCATGTGCGTGAGTTCCTTTATTATATTGAAATGTAATGTTTACGTTTGTTACGAAGTTAGAGCCATCGGGCCCTATATCGCGTGTTCCGATGTTGGTAATCTCCATAACATCGTCGGGCCACTTCTTCAGTAAGAATCCATCATCCGACTCAATTAAGTCTGAAATGTCAAGGCTCTCATTGGTGCCCTCTCCTATAGGTATGTAAATTTTAACAACCGCTATGCCGACTTGCCGGAAGACCGTTGGTGTTATTTTTTCACTAGTACCTGAAGAATTTATATTAAATGTTAGATAAGTGCCGTCCGGTTTTGATTGGACTACATTATCATAAAAGCATTCTATCGAACTCGAATTATCGGTGTTATAGACAGTTAGCGTACTATCCATTCTCACCCTCAGAGCTGCATATGCCTCCTTGCGTGTTATTGTGGCTAACATACTAGCCTCCTGTTATGGTGAGCGTTAAGCCCATTTTGGAACACTCATTCACTAACTGAGCTAGGGAAGTCTCCACAAAGGCCCTTGCTTCGGCACCTCCTGTACCATAGTTGACGAAGGCCGCATATTCAATCGCATTTCGTATGTCAACCTCTAGGCCGCTCTCTGCGTTTCGTAGTATTCTACCAATCTCTTGGGGATATGTAAAGGATGTCTTATTTGCTCTATCATGTATCTCAGCACTTCCATAAGTCCAGCCCCCGTTAAGTAGGCCTGTATCCTTAACTGTATCAATATTTAGAAGCTCAAGCAACCTTCGTCCCACTTGTGCGTGAATGTCAGCCATTGGCCCCGCTATAATCTGATCGAAGTCTCTGGTGTCGCCACCCTTTACTGAGCGCTTTAGATCTGCGTATAGCTTATTGCCAGCCTTATTCTTAACCTTCGCTCGTACTTTACCTAGAGCCTGATCTGTAAGCTTCTTAAATTCATTCTTTAGTAGCTTGTCTATATTGTTTGGCATTACAGCTTAACCCCCTTAGAGCAATGCAGTACATATATAGCAGCATCGTCGCCTGAGTATATGCCGTCAACACCCTTTATGGTAGACATCAATCCGCTTACAATTACCTCATCGCCAGCCTTAATATCAGCATCACCAGAGCTATCCATGTATACCTTCATATCATGAGACAGCACAGTAGTTTCATCCACCTCTATACCTTTGTAGGCTATTGGGGGTGAGACTCTAACGTCTGTGGTGATAGCGGCTGAGACTACATTGCCAGTCTCTACATCCAACACACCTTCAGCCTTAGTAACTACTGAGCCAGTAACCCCAAACTTATCAAGTACCTTCTGTGCTACAGCTGCAAATTTAATATCATTTAAGTTTGACATATTAACCTCTGAATACTAGTCTTGAAGCTACCAGTGATTTAAGTATTGCGTCAACCTCTGCGAACTCAGTCTGGGAGTTAGTGCCATTCTCGAAATAAGAGACTGAGGTTGATAGGACATCTAAGACATCTTTAGTACTCTTGATTCCCGCAGTAGTACCACCAGCAACAGAGCTATATAATTCGTAATTTAACGAAGTGTATGCCAGTACTGCTAGGGCCTTCTTGACTTCCTTTGGGATTACATCAGTAGCGTACTTAGTCCCTGATCTGGGCCAACAAAGCTCTTGATCTAGGTTTACTATTGAGCCAGAGAAGTTGTATTCATCATCCATGTACTCAGTGCATATCCTTAGCTGAACCTCTTTCTGAAGCACTGTTAGGGCATCCCAATCAACGCTGCCACCGCGCTTAACTATCTCGGCATCTGCATCATCAACCGATAAGTAAGACTCAGCATCCTCTACAATCGTGCCATCTTCTACTATAAGTGCCATATCTTACTCCTTTACTGTTCGGGCTATATAAACTCGCAAGTCAGTTATAGCCTTAGTTAAATCTTTACTTGCTGCTGTGTTATCCATTAACGCCCGCTTATTATGCTTAATCTCTGATGAATTTACCTGTACCGTAGCATTGATGGCCATAACCCAAACAAATAAACCTATTACTGCTGCTGATATTAAACCCTTTACGATCCCATCAAACTCTTTCATTGCTGTACATATCCTTTAGTTATTTATCAATATTTTAAATCTGTATTATCACAAACTCCAAAATAGCTACTTCCGCAGTAGCGAAGCATTAATAGTTGCGCTACTTGAGCTAGAAGTCTTCTCGCCATATAACCGCAGCGCTCATATCTTCTGCGGCTCCTGCCTCTGAAGTAAATGTAAGCATCTCATTAGGTCTACAGTCAATCTCCATTTTAGATAGATCGAAAGTCTGACCGTTATCTTTGCCTACTACACCTGCGAACATAAGTTTACCGCCTGTAACAGTAGTGCCTGCTATGTCTGACTCCATTGGTGAGTTAGTTGTATCAATATCAGACCATGAGGGTGAACCGCCCAATGTAGCATCCTTCCAGATTCTAAACGTAGCTATCTTATTAACGTCATTACCTGCTGACAAACTCAAGAGGAATGATGAAACTCTATTAGTCACTGATGCGTAGGTGGCCTTATTCCTTATAGAAAACAGTGCCCTCTCTGCTGAGTGAGACTTAGTATTTTCTATAGCTCTTATGGGGCCAGTCATGATACTCTTACCCTCAACGAACCCACCTAATGAAGCTGACTTAAGGGTAAGGTCTGAAGTATTACCAGAGTTAGTAACGCCCAGATATAACGGCAGTGATGGGTTATAGATCGACGGAACTGTGTTAGCGTTCGCGTAGGTACACCTATGCACTGAAGTAAATGCGCCTGTATTTGGATCTTCCACCAAGAACTCTATTTGTCCTGCCCCTAACCATTGAAAGTTAATTTCAAAGACGTTAAGTTTAGTTTGGCCAAGGGCCATATGCGAAGGGTTGCCACTGTCTGCGCTACCATCCAATGTGTCTACATTCCAAGATGACTGAGCAACCCAAGTGCTACTGCCATCCTGTAATATGCATACACCGAAGTCAGTACCATCAAAACCAAAGAAGAAGCCATCATTACCATCACCTACGCCAGCCATCTGCGTAGAGTCTGCAACACCCGCTGTATAGCAAGCTGTATATCTAACCAATGCGCCCAATCCAGACCTATAATGAACAATCTTTCTTGATGTCAAGATTGCAGAGCCCGCTGCATTGGTGGAGGTCTTTAGCTGAGCCATTGAGTCGGCTTGTGTGATAGTGCCACCACTAACTGTATCTACATTCACTATATCAGTATTGATATTATAAGGGAACTGTACCTGTACCTGTGGAGTCAATTCAGCCGTTCGCATATCACCAAAGGCTGTAGATGGACGCTTGAGATTTACATAAAGATTGCCTTCAGTATCGGCAGGAACGTTGTTATAAACGCCCGACGGTGATCTAGCAACAATTACTGATCTACTTAAAGGCGCAGGGAAGAAGTCATACACTGGCTGATCTATAGAGCTGAACACTGGTGTAACAGCCGTCTGACTACCAACAGCTCTAATTGAATATTCGTCAGCAGATGAGCCTGATGTATTTACCACCAACACTCTAAAGTAATCATCAAAGAAAGCAGCACCAACTGTAGCCGAAGTACCTGCCTGTGGAAGTAAGATAGGAGCTGTGTCGCCTTGGATGTTACTACCAATAGTATCAGAGCTATTCATTACATAAACCTCTAGGGCTGTATCTGTAATGATGTTTATTAGACTACCGCCACCATAGGATTTAACAGGCAACCAACCAGAGTCTAGAACATTGGGCTCTGTGTTTAAAACTAAATCAATTGTTACTGTAGCGCCAGAAGGTATAGTATCTTCTGTAGGCCGCTTAACCTGCCAGAGAGTTGTTGGTGGAATTGCCGTCTTGATTGCTCCATTCTCTAACAACTCAACATCACTATAACCGCCTGTATGATCTAGCGAGCCATCTAACTGCTCACCAGTCAGCACAGCCTTAACAATCTGTAACTCTGTGGCACCTTCTATAATGTCACTAGCTTTATGAAGTAGACCCATATTCTGAGCGTTAGAATATTTCGCTTGAATCTGAAACGCGCCTGTTTGTGCTGTTGTCCCATTTACATAACGGATTCTTATATATTGCTCTACAACATTCCAGATATGAGGTAGATCGAAAGTTGTGTCATCTACAGGAAAAGGGACTGAATTGACAACCGTGCCACCATCTTGAGAGCTTTCAATATATAAAACTCCGTCAGTTGCTACGGTGCCTATTAAGGCGACAGCCACCGTTGATTAAGGCGACAGCCACCGTTGAGTAATTTGTTACATCTTCCCAAGCGCCTGTAAATGTGGCTGAACTTGTCAGAAGAGTCTTTGTACTATTGCCTGTCTCGTCTGCACTTATCTTGTGACTTATTAATTCTATTTTTGACATATTATTCGTCCCTTACATTAAATACCAAGTATCAATGCCATCAGACAGGAACGATCCTGAGTAGCCATCAATAGCGATTATTGTTGATGTTTGCAGTGTATTGGAATCTATTATAGAGTCAGATCCTACACGGTTTATAGTTATATTGTTATTGGATGAGTTGGCGGCAATATCCTTGAATGGAATCAATACAGCCCCTGATGCTGCGGATGGTAAATCAATAGATATTACTACCAATGATGTATCAAACATTATATTACCGTCAGAGGCTAATATATCTGTAGGTGATGCCGTGTTGACTATCCTTTGATCTGTAGAAGCTGATGGGCCTATCTCACCCTGCATACCCTGTATGCCTTGCTCACCTTGAATGCCTTGCACACCAGCAATACCTTTACTAGCTAATACAATACCGCCACCACTTTGATTAAGTATAATAGCCATCCCTAAATCCTCCTATCAGAGAATTGCATAGTACCATAACCCTCTAGCTTAATGAAGCCGCTAGAGCTAGTCCTATTCCACTCGTATCTAAATACGCCACCACCTACTATAATAGTGTCAGCAGCAGTTATCCGCATATCCATATCGCCCGTACCTGCATCATTAACATAGAAGCCCGTAGTGTCTAACACTAAAGTATTACTCAAAGTTAACAATACTGATCCATTAACCATATCCTTTATAATTAATTCAAATACATCGCCCGTTATATCCTCTGCTGCCCCGTCCTCGTCCACAACACTTACGCTGTAAAGAAAATCTTTACCTACGGAAGCATGAGAGCATTGATTACTCTCACTAAAATTAAACTCTTCACATGCCATACTATTGCCCTTATTGTTTATTGTTAG